CTTACCCTTAGATGCGCCTTTGCCTCGTCCAGCGTCACCGCTAGGAACTGAGGACTTGACGTTCTTTTTAGAGTCCACTTCATCAGCTACGATCTCGATTGCTTTACAGTCTAATAGAGTCTTGATGATCCCTTCCCTAAGAGAAGAATCATCAATCACACGACCCGCCTCAAATCCGAGGCGAGTCTTTACAAAGATGTACCTACTCATTAGGTAATCGTGATCTTGGCAAGAACTTCTGGGTTAGCCACTTTGATGTCAATACGCTCCGTCGCGACAACACCGATTTGGTCTTGTTCCATATACAGCTCGTTCAGAGTCTTAAAGTTCAAAGCACGACGATCACCGAAGTAAGCACCAAGTCGCAAGTCACCAAAGACTGCGACAAGCTCACCGGAAGCTGGAGCCGATGGCAAGCAGCTAACTAGATTGACAGGATAACCAAGAAGGGTAGGACGTTGTCCTTCTTCTAGTTCTCTCATGCTGTTATTTCCGGCAGCGTTCAGAAGGTCACGAACGGCTCCATGGAACACGACTGGTGACATATACCATTCGTTGACTGCACCGATAATCGGGTTGCCAATGCCAGCCGAACATGCAGTCAGGTCGGTTAGTGCAAGTGCGCTAACAGATGCTACGTTGGTATCGTCAACGCTTGCATCGCCTGCAATGCCAGAAGTATTAACACCACCAGCTACACCGTTGAAGAGGTTCTTGTCCTCTTCTAGTGCAATCGAGTATGCGATGCTGTCAACAACGACACTGAGCATGTCGAGAATCGAGTCCTCAGTAACCTCTGTTGACATCTTGACCAGTGCGGCAAGTTTCTTTGCAGTCAGTTGCACCTGACTGAAGGAAACAGAGCTGTCCGTGATGCTCGCTGCCTCACTTGGATAATAAATTGTGGCTTGCCCAGCAACCTTTGGAACACTCCAAGTGTCGGCTGACATTACGATTCGCTGGGACTTCTGACGAGCAGTTCCACGATCTTCAATTAAGTTAATTAAGGCATCGGACAATGGATCGGGCACGGTAAATCCACCGAGGCTATCAGTGCCAATGGACTGTGCCGCCAAGAACTCTTTTGCTCTAGCATTTCCGCCAAGAGCAGCTAAGTACATGCCTGAAATGTAAGCATCTTCAGCGGAGGCAAAGTGCTTAACTCGCTGGTTTTTAACACGGGCTGGGATCACTTGTTTGTCTTCCTTGACTGAGTCTTCAATTTGAGCAGGCTCTACCATCGAGCTTGTTTCTGGGATTGCCTTCGCTGCTTTTGCAGCATCAAGCTTGTCTTGAACCGCCTGAAGAGACATCCTTTTCTCCTCAAGCGACTTAAACTCGGCGTCGAGTTCGTTGACCAACTCAATCTGGTTTTGATCGAGTTCGTTTTCCTGCGATAAATCGCTTAGTGCCTGCAACTCGTCAGCAATTGATTCGAGTCGGGCGTTGATCTCATGAATCTGTTTCATAGCTTCCCTTCTTGATTAAGTCCCGACTCCTTCGGGAACAACCTAATTTTACAGCGTCAGTTTTTCAGCTTTATCCGGCGCAGTGAACATTTAGCACGCAAAGCAGCGTGGAAAGCAGGATTGCACACCGCAATGATCTTCTGAGGCTCTGCGGCAGCCTTAGCACTCTTGGATTTGACCTCAACGATTTCGTCGATAAATCCAGCAGCTAGTGCAGTTTCAGCGTCCATCCAAGTCTCGGCATCCATCAACGCCAGCATCTCAGACTCAGGCTTGCCGGTCTTTTCCGAGTAGCTTGCTGCAATGTCTTTGTCGAGAAGATCCATGACATCAGCCATGCTTCGGAAGTCCTGACAATTTCCAACGGCAGCAGTCCAGCATCTATGAACCATGAATTTGCCAGTCGAGTTCATCTTGACCTCATCAGCAGCCACAGCAATCACAGTTGCAATCGAGGCCGCAAGTGCGTCAATATGAACAGTCACTTTGCCGTCATGACTCGCAATTGCATTGAAGATGCTAAGGCCATCTGTAACGCTTCCGCCCTCACTATTGAGGTAGATCGTTACATCTTGTCCAGCATGTTCTGCAAGTACATCTCGGAAATCGTCGGCTGAGATTCCGTTCTCGTAATCACCGATGAATCCTCTCATCGTGATCTCTTTCTTTTCTGGGTTACTCTCCAGCTTCATTTTCGTCGTCCTCCGGTTCAGGTTCTTCAGTTTCTTCTTCACTATCAGGCTCAGTAGCCTTTGATATATCCAACGCAATCTGATGAGGCAGCTTGTCACCGTCTTCGACAGGAACAAAACCGTGCATCGCTCGGATCTCGTTGATTGTCAGGACTCCATGCTGCTGCATCTTCATCGTGTAATCAGCAAGAGAGTTCGGATCTCCTTTGAGCAAAGGAGTCGTATCGAACTCGACCTCAAGTGGTCTTGCTGGGCTAATGAGCTTTTTGCTGACCTCTTCTTCCCATTTGCAAAGCCAACGCTGCAAACAGTTGTTGATGTAGGCTGTATTGCGTTCTGATATACTTCGGTAAGTCTGTCCGGTGTTGTCACCGATGATTGACTCAAGCCCGAATAGCAAAGCAATTTCTTCACGCTGGAAAGCACGCTGTTCAAGGAACTGTGCATCAGATGCTGAGACAGGGAGTGTGTTAGCCTTCATCCCATCTCGAAGAAGACCTGCTCGACCACTATTGGTGACACCTTCATGCTTCTTGTTGAAGTTGTCGAGGAACTCCTGAGCATCCTTAGCACTTCGGAACATCCCTACAGGTGCTTCGAGCAATAAGCCGGGACGCCCAGAATTAGCAAGTGTCACTGCTGCTGCCTCTTGGCCACCTTGAGCAAGACCAAATACATCCTTGGCAATCTCCACAACGTGCATCCCCCACACACCATTGAGTGATGTGTTCATGATGTGCAAGACATCACGATCAGGGATCTTGTAGTATTCGCCTTGAAGTAGCTTGAGTGGCAACGTGTTCTGCGTCGTGCCTTCATGGGCTGTCACCAGATGCCACTTTTCGCCATCGACAAGCATTGTCTGGCAGTTCTCAGGAAGAATCGGAATCAACTCAACCGGAGTCCCAAGATTGTTTCTTGCGATATAGCATCGACCATTGCCACTGATCAACGCATGAACCATCATGATTTCACGCAGTGTAAAGGCAGTCATGGCCTGATTGGGAGAAACATTCAGCAGCCTGTAGGCTGGGTTTTGATTTTTTAGTTCACGGTTGCCATCGGGCATTAGCTCGAAGACATTAAATGGAAGCTGACTTACATGACCACTGATCTTGTTGACTGCATAGATAACAGCAGCAAGACCTAATGCAGTCTTTGTGTTGACCTTGATGCCGGTTCTCGACTTCTCCCCGTTGAAGAACTCGACAAGCCAGCTTGCTGGATTTTTCTGGTTTGTAAACGCCCAGAACGATTTACTCTGTTTCATTTCTTCCTCTACGTGATAAACACATTCCCATCCCCGCGACCGGGAGCAACCATCGCTCGTCGGTACGCCATAAGCATGGCGACAAGTGGATCAATCTTTGATGATGAATTTGCTTTGTCGAGCATCCACCTATCCTGCCTGTCTCTGACTGCTACTGCATTTGTCAGACACCATCTCAAGAGTGGATTCCCGTCATGTCTGAACCGACCGTCTGCCATCGCTTGGCGGAAGTCGGAAATTGGTTCATTGAAGTGAGCAGTCGTCTGGGCCATCGTTGCAATAACGACTCCCTGTTGACTTACCTGCTCACCAAACTGTTGTGCTTGGTATGGATCAATCGCAGCATCAATGCAGTAGTTTTCCCAGTAGGCATTGACGAAATCTTGCTGCAAGTCGGTGATGGGTGACTCTGTGACCTAATCAATCCATTTGAAATCCAGTCGCAGAATGGAATGGCTGTTAGGTCTCGTTTTGAGTTTCGTGCTATGTAGCTGAACGTCTTAGCTTCGTAGCGGTAAATCGGTGTATCGTCTGACTTGTATTCTCCTGTTCGGAATCGAGCTACCAACGCATAAGCAGCAAGATCATCACGGCCACCAAGATCAATTCCAGCAGCAACACAGTCAGCCTGTTTCCAGTCAGAAAGTTGGCCACGGCACTGATCAAAGTCCTCCAACGAGAAGATTCTCTCAGTCGATGAAACCAAGACATTTGCGTGATACCTCTTGAACCGATTGAGTGCTGTCGTCGATGTCTTGCAAGGCTTTGCTTGGGCGTGGAGAAAGTCCTTGGTAATGGACACTCCAAGATTGGGGTTTGCCTTTATCCAATTATCTTCGTCAAGTGGATCATCTTCCTCATCTAGCTCATAGATGATTGGCAGTAGCGTTTCTTCCTTTACTGTATCGTTGAGAACGCTTTTGCAGAAACGTATCTGTTCGAGCCAAATGTGTGATTGATCATCACCAGCAGTCGTCGTTGTCATCAGTAGCGGTTGAACTCGCGAACCACTACCCGTGACCATCGTATTATAGAACTTGCGATGAGGGTTCGAGAAAGCGTGGGTCTCGTCCAAGGAAACCATCTGGGGATTTAGTCCGTCGTAGGGTCGGTCTGAGCCTACACACTGAATGTTTCCACCGTTGTGGTTAAAGGTCATGATCTTGTTTGCAACAGTGGACGAATCCTTCAAGAGCTTGGATTGATGTCTCATTCTCAAGCACTCAGCAAAGATGACCTTCTCGGCTTGTTCTCGCTTTGTTGCGGCTAGGATGATCTGGGATCGTGACTCTGGTTCTTTTGAAATAGGATTAAAGTCGATTGCCGCCATATACATGGCAATCCCAGCAGCCAAGGTGCTGTTGTGCGTCAGAACATAGTTTCCTGTAAGATAAACGCCACCATCTACCTGCACGCACTTTGTCTTTTGATTTTGCGGCAACTTGGTTACGGAAACGACTTTTCTTGTTCCATCTTTCTTTTTGACTCGAACTCGCTGTCTTTTTCTTGGCAATCTGAATGGCATCAGCCAAGAAGGTGGGAAAAACAGCAATCTTGTTTTTTCTCCGACTGACACTCCATCAACTCTTGCATCACACTTTATTGGCTTGCAGTGGACGCCAAGCGAGTTAAGAAGCTTTTTTACATCATCTGCAAGTTGTCCAGACATCTGCGTAAACTCGCATTGTCCAGATTCAGAGATGGTTCCATCTGTATCCATCAAGCCTTGAAGCAGGGCGACCCTTTGCTTTACGTCAGAAACAAAATATTGGGATGGGATGTGCTTGTTTCTTAATACACCAGCCTTCTTCAAGTCATTGCTTAATGTCGGCTTTGATCTTCCATTTGTGACGCTGATCGTCCAGACATGATCTGGCTTGTTTCCTAGCGACACCCTTCTCCATTTGTATCCAGCATATTCAATGGCATTGATAATTGTTTGGATGTCATCCTGTTCGCCAGTTATCCTGCAATCAGCAGAATGGCCATCTCCAAGCCAAGCACCTAAAACGTATGGATCTACAGGCAAACATTGGTGCGTCCCCTGAAAAACAACATTTTTCACCCTGTACTTTGCACCTTGACTGTCGAAAAGCTCTTTCCCAAGAAGATCCTTTGACTCAACTACTTCATCGGTAAAGTAAATACTTGGCTTTTCTCCTCGACTACCTTTCTTTCTTTTCTTCCTGAACACCCATTCATGGTTTTCATCGCAGGTTATTTTTTCACCGTCACTGAATACAATTTCAACGCAAGGTCGATCATTTTGTATTTCTGTGACGGCTTGCACCTGAACGGGACTACCATCCTCTCCTATTAGGTAGTCTCCGACTTCGACATGCTTCATCTGCTTCATACCATCAGGAGTCGGCAGCCAGTTGTCTATATGCTCGGCTTTCCCGTTCTTCCTAGCCACAGTAAAAAATGCCTGTCGGAATCGTCGTCCTCGGCCATCATCACGCTGCCACCCAAACAGATTAGCGAGGAAGAAGGCTTGCCAATCCTCAATCTCAAACCGTTGACCTGCATGTTCTCCGATGGAGTGCTTCAGTGCTGCTGGGAAGAACTTGCAAATACCTTCAGCAATCTTCTCATCGAAGTAGTATGGAAAGTCTTCGGTTGATTGCTTCTTGAGGTCAGAAAGGTGTCTTTCAACCTGCAATCGAATATACTTTCCGACTATGAGATCTCGATTCTCAACTCGCTGGATGTAGCGTTCCCACGGGTGCATGTTATTCCCGCTTTAAGCTCTTGATCAGGGACAACATGCTTTCTTCTTCTTCTTTCTCATCAACCACACCAGCTACCGACAATCTTGCTCGACTGCTGGGAGAAAGACCTAGCTCTGGAAGAAGCTTTGTATGCTGTGCTGCCAGCTTGAAATAAGCAGTGCTTTGAGGGGATGTTTTGCCGTTTTCATCCTCATGGCCATGCCTTTGGATGTGTTCTGCGCACTTTACCCATTCTGCGTATGTTAAAACATAATGGGTCAGAAGGTGGGTATCTGTCTTTGACAGAATCCCAGATTCTCGTAAAACTTCGCAGGTTTCCAGCCAAACCTCTTTAGCCACTTTGTCGTTCGAGATAACTTTGGGCATCTCTGGAGCTTTAGCGTCCGCCTTCACAATAGATTTTGGACGACGCTGCGGATCTTTGATAAATGCACCAGAAGCCTCTTGGACTTCGACTGCTCTTGGTTTTCTGCCTTTCATAGCGTAATTTTACAGCGTCACTATTTAACAAAACAAAAAGGATTGACGATGCCATTTGAAATACCACAACGGATTCTCGACCTAAATCCACGCTGTGTACCCATTAGAGAAGGTAAGAAAGGGCCAGCAGTTGTCGGATGGCCAGACACTCAGGCGAGAGCCTCAGACCTCGACACAAGCGTTTTTAATCACAATAAGTACGGAATTGTTCTCGATGATGACATGCTGGTGGTCGATGTCGATGTCCATGATGACCACAAGAATGGGTACGCGAGTCTGCAACTAATCAAGGACGATTTTGGGATCGACTTGTATGAAACAGCAGAATTGATCGTCAAAAGTCCCTCTGGCGGCGCGCATCTGTATTTCTCGAAAGACACAGAAGTTGCCTTCCCTAAAAGCACGCAGGACTATCCCGGCTTGGATTTTCTGAGCAAAGGATGTCAGGTGATCGGGCCGGGATCTGCTCATGACAGCTTCG